ATGCAACTGAATCAGCGGGCGCGCCAGTTTTTAAAACAGTATGCGTCTGGTCTGGCCAAAGCCTACGGGGTTGAAGATACCTCGCGATATTTTGCACTGACTGACCCGAAAGAAACCTCACTCCGTGCGGCTCTGATGGAAGAAGTCAGTTTCTTAAACATGATCACGGTTGTCGACGTTGACCAGCTTCAGGGACAGGTTGTGTCGGTCGGTAATCGCCTGGGGGCGTTTCCCGTATAAGCAGATAGACCCGCGCTATATCGGCATCCTGATCGATGCCTGGCTGAATGAAACTGACGATGTTGATGATATCCAGCTGGATTTAGGCCGTCCGTCAATGGATGTCGATATTAATGACGGGCATCAGGCGGTTGTGGTTGTTGAATTGCAGCTTGCCGAGAACGTCAGCATGCGTGAAGACGAAAACGGTATTGTGCCGATGGACGGCAAGCGCTGGACACTGTGTGAGCCGGAACACTGGATTGCCGAAGATGCTGAAATTATCGGGTCCCGGCAATGATATCAGGCGGTCTGGATCCGGCGCAGTTTAAAAAATTACAGGAAACCCTGAAACGGCTGGACTTACCGCAGAAAAAGCGCCAGCGCCTGTTATGGCGGATTGCTAAATACGGCGTGATAGCAGCAGCGAAACGTAACGTGAGAAACCAGCAGACCCCGGACGGTCAGCCGTGGGATCCGCGAAAAGGCAACTGGCGTAAAAAGATGCTGCGCAATATGCCGAAACTGCTGCACATCCGGGAAATGCCGGAGACAGAAAGTGTCCGCATCTACCTGAAAGGCGGTAAATACCGTAACGGTAAAAAGGATATTCCTGCCGGGGTTGTCGGGTACTCACAACAGCACGGCATGAGCGTCAGCATCAGTAAAAGCAGCTTTAAAGCGCAGCGGGACAACTCGCGGAAAGCGACAAAAAAGCAGGCTAAAAAGTTGCGAGAACTGGGCTACAAAGTCCGCAAGGGTAAAGGCTGGCGTAAACCGGCGATAAAAGATATCGAAGGTGCAATGAGTTTTACACAGGCGGGGCTGTTGATCCGCATCCTGAGTGATGAAGCACCGAAAAATTCATGGGCGATTGATGTGCCTGCCCGCTAGTTTTTAGGCATCAGCCAGGATGATTTTGAAAAAGCACTTGCCCGGCAGTTACAAGGGATTGGGTTTGGTTAATCAACCATGAGAGGGATTTTTTATGACATGGCCATTTGTGCAGGTCAATCAGCTGAACCAGTTGCAGGGCGAGACAAAAGAAGTCGAACGCACTGTGCTGTTTATCGGCACGGGGAAAACCAACACCGGCAAAACAGTATCTGTTAACACGCAGACCGATTTTGACGATGTGTTGGGGCGTGATGACAGTACCCTGAAAAATATTGTGATGGCCGCAATGGCAAACGCCGGTCAAAACTGGCCCGGGTATGTGCATGTGATTGCTGAGGATGCCGAACCGCTGGCGTTTGTTGATGCCGTCATTGCCGCGCAGGATGTCGCCAGCACTGAGGGCTATGTGCTGACGGTACCGGCAACGAAAGAAATTATCGAAGCCGCTAACACGCTGCGGGCGACACTGATCGCAAAATACGGGCGCTGGGTCTGGTCGGTTCTGGCCGTGGACGGTACGCAGGAAAATGAAAGCTGGGCGGACTACGTTGCCCGCGTGACAGAACTGCAAAAAGGGTTTGCCGCTTCATCTGTGCAGCTGGTGCCGGAATTATGGGGTAAAGAGCCGGGTGTGCTGGCCGGTCGCCTCTGTAATCGTGCGGTGACCATTGCTGATACTCCGGCCCGGGTAAAAACCGGCGCGCTGATCGATATGGGCGCGGAACGTCCGGTTGACGGTACCGGGAAAAAAATCGACCTTGCCACACTTCAGGCACTGGAAAAGAACCGTATCAGCGTGCCGATGTGGTACCCGGACTATGACGGCCTGTACTGGGCTGACGGCCGCACGCTGGATGTTGAGGGCGGTGATTATCAGGCCATTGAAAACCTGCGCATTGTCGACAAAGTGGCGCGTAATGTCCGCATCCGGGCGATTGCAAAAATCGGTGACCGCAGCCTGAACAGCACACCGAACAGCATCGAAACCCACAAAGCCTATTTTTCCCGCGTGATGCGTGAAATGTCCCGTTCCAGCGTAATCAACGGTATCACCTTTCCGGGAGAGTGCCGTCCGCCGCAGGAAGGTGATGTGGTGATTACGTGGAAAACAAAAACATTAGTCGCTGTTTATTTCCTCGTCCGCACTTACGAATGCCCGAAAGGAATTGAGGCCAGCGTTATTCTGGATTTGTCACTGGAGAATGAATAATGACTACTAAACGTATTTCTGGTCAGTCCTTTGATTTCAATCTGGACGGCTCATTAATTCACGTTGAAAAATCGACATTAAGCCTCACGGACAATACCGCAGCCGCACAGACTCAGGGTGTTCCGGATGGCTGGGTTGACGGTGATGTATCTGCCGAAGGTGAGCTGGAATTCAGCACCAAAGCATTAGCCATTCTGAAAGCCAAAGCGCGGGCTGCGGGGGCATGGCGCAGAATTCCGGCGGTTGATCTGATGTGGTACGCAAAAGCCGGTTCAGAGGAAATGAAAGTGGAGGCTTTCGGCTGCAAGCTGACCCTCTCTGACATTCTTGACCAGGACCCGAAAGGCGGCAGCGTGGTCAGCCTGAAAGTGAAGTTTGTGGTCACCAGTCCGGATTTTGTCAGTATCGACGGTATTCCGTATCTGGAATCTGAACTGACAGACAATTTAATCGGTTAAACAAGGATATATGTTCATGGAAGAACATAACAAAACATTTATTACGTTGTTGATTATGGGCGCGGTGATCGCACTGGCCAAAACACTGGCCGGAGATGAACCGATTACTGTCCGGCTGTTTGTCAGCCGTATGATTTTGGGATCTGCCGTGTCGGTGATGGCCGGTGCGCTGCTGGTCTGGTGGCCTGATATCAGTCCGCTGGCCGTTACCGGCATCGGGTCGGCATTGGGTATCGCGGGTTATCAGTGCGTTGAAATGTGGCTGAAAAAGCGCGGCAGCAGGTTACTTACAGGGAAGATGGGAAAATGACACTCAGTGAAAAGCAGTCCCTTTTTACCGTCATGATCGCCCAGCTGATTTTATGGGCTAATGACCACGGTTACCGCCTCACGTTTGGTGAGGCATACAGAACGCCGGAACAGGCGAAGCTGAACGCGAAATCAGGCAAAGGCATCAGCAACAGCCTGCATACTCAGCGTTTGGCGGTGGATTTTAATTTGTTCATCAACGGCCAGTATAAAACCGACACCCCGAGCTATCTGCCGCTGGGTGAATACTGGGAATCCATCGGCGGTACATGGGGAGGGCGTTTCTCCCGTCCGGACGGCAATCATTTCAGCCTTGAGCATAACGGGGTGAAGTGATGATTAAACAACTCGCACTGATCCTCACCCTGCTTGCAGCGGCTTTCGGTGCGGGTTGGTGGGTAAACGGGCTTTATCACGACAGCGTGCAGCTGGCAGTTGAACGCGCCGCCACCGCTGCCGGTGATAAGGCCCGGACAGAATCACAGGCCATTTCCCGTGAGTCATCGCGGAAACTGGAAAAACAGCTGGAGAGCATCGCTAATGCTGCCCCCAAAGAAATCAGAACTGAAATTATTAAGCCTGTGTTTACTAATGTGTGCGTTAGCTCTGAGTTTGTCAGCATGTACAACGACAAAGCTGCCTCCATCGAGCGGGCTTTATCAGGAAAATTTATTAACAAAATGCCCGGTGACATTGCCGAGAATGAACGGCCAGACGGGGAAAGACGTTAGCGAACCGGCAACGGATTTGCAGGATATGTACGGCAATTGTGCCGCACGACACAACCAGCTGGTTGATGAAATTAACATCAGAAGGAACCTGAACAATGAGTAACCCAATCATCTTAGAAATCGCCGGTAAAGAAATTCATTTTGAGCCGAATATGACCGCCTATAACGGCTTCATTAATGAAATGGCCATGGATAACAAAGTAGCCCCGGCACATAACTATCTGAGCCGTATTGTCGTCAAAGAACACAAAGCCGACCTGGACGAATTGCTGAATATCCCGGGCGCGGCATTGCAGATTGCAACATCTGTTAATGATAAGTACGCGCCGAAACTGGATATCATCGTAAAAAACTAACCGCGCGGGTTGAGGCTCTTGATCGCAATCATCTGGAACAGGCCGTTGCACTGCGGCGGTACCACTTCCCGCATGATAACGACGATGAAGAAAATCTGGCCCGTGCGATCTGGTTCGATAATAAGTATTGGGAAAACATGCGTATCGCCGTGGCTAACGGCATCGCGCTGGCGTTTAAGGGTGAATAATGAACTCACTGGATTTTACATTAAGCCTGATTGATAACGTCACCAAGCCTTTAAAACAGGCGGGCGCGGCGTTAAAAGGCTTTGCTGATGAAAGCCAGAAAGCCTTTAAACAGACGGCGATCGGTGCTGCCGGTCTGGCCGGTGCGATATTCTCCATGAAAGGCCTGCTTGATCCTGCGTTACAGATGAATGAAGCCCTGCAAACCGCGAGTTTGCAGGGGGTTGATGATTCTGTGATGAAGAAAGTCACCCAGTCAGCAATGGATTTCTCCGCGCAGTACGGGAAATCCTCTGTTGAATTCACAAAATCAGCGCTGACCATCCGCAAAGCGATCAGCGGCGTGGCAGATAACGAACTCCCGCACCTGACCACCGTCACCAATACCACGGCGGCAGCACTGAAAACCACCTCTGACGAAGCCACCGCCTATATGGGGCAGATGTTTTCGCAGTTTTCCACCTATGCCGACCAGGTCGGTAAAAATCAGTTTGCCGAAGAGCTGGCCGGGAAAGCGGTTTATATGTCGCAGACGTTCGGTACCTCAATGGCGGAGATTACCGGCCTGATGGAAGGTGCCCGCGCTGCCGGTACCAATTTCGGGATCGGTATTGATGAACAGCTTGCCGTCCTGGGCGAGTTGCAGCGGACACTCGGCACAGAGGCAAGCGGAGCCTATGAAGGGTTTATGAGCGGTGCGGCGGATGGTGCGAAAAAACTCGGTCTGAGTTTTGTCGATGCTTCCGGGAAAATGAACTCAATGCCGGAAATGCTGGAAAAACTGCATCAGAAGTACGGCGATAATATCGACGGCAACCTTAAAGCACAGAAAGAGATTGATGACGCTTTCGGTGATTCTGCCGTGGTGGTGAAACAGCTTTACGGTGATGTGGATGTGCTGCGTAAAAATATCACTTCGCTGGGTGGTAATGATGGCCTGAAACGTGCCAGGGAAATGGCCGATAAACTGGCTGATCCGTGGGAACGGCTTATGGCCATATGGACGAACGTCAGAATAGCCGTAGGTATGACGCTGTTGCCGGTAATTACCCCGCTGGTAAATAAAATTGCTGAAATGGGGAAAACAGTACAGCGTTGGTTCACTCTGTTCCCTAATATCGCCAAATGGGTTGGTTATATCGCAACATCTATTGTTGGCATGGCCGCAGCCGGTGCCGCGCTTAATGTGGTGATCGGTATATCCCGGCTGATATGGGCGGCACTGAAAGCGGTCTGGATTGCCTGCACCGCAGTCATGAAAATCGGTACTGCCGCTGTCTGGCTGTATAACGCAGCCATTAAAGCATGGAATATCACCCTGAAATTCTTACGCGGTACTCTGCTGGCCGTCCGCATGGCGGCAGTCATGGCCGGAATTTCGTTTAACTTTATGAGTCTGCCTATCCTGCTGGTGATCGCTGCGGTCGCACTATTAGTCGCCGGTGTTTATTTCCTGATTAAGTACTGGGATGAAATCAAAGCCGCTGTCATGGATACCGCGGCCTTTAAAGCGGTAGCTGCCGCCGTGTCATGGGTCGGTGAAGTCTTTGCAGACGTCTGGACGTGGATTGGCGAGGGATGGGAAACACTCTGCGCATGGTTCACCAGCTTCTCACTGACAGACACCTTTACCGGCATGGCAGACAGCATCCGGGATATTTTTGGCAAGGTCTGGACATGGATAAAACAGACGTTTGCGGATATCTACAACGGATTCGTTGAAAAACTGAACTACCTGCCGGGTGTGGATATAGCGCTGATGGAAGTTGATAACGGCACCGGTCAGGCTGCATCACCGCTGCCGAATGTGGACAGCGCAACCGCCGCAGAGGTTTTCCGTCAGCAGCAGGTATTTATGTCAGCTTACCTGAATCAGCAACCGGCACCACCGGTAAACAGTCAGCAGCTGCTGACCGGCGGCCAGGTGAAAGGGATTGATAAAAACGGGGTCGGTAAAGGTGTGGCGGGCAATACAACCATTAATGAAGACAATAGCCGCAGTGTCGGAAACGTCACGATTAACGTGAAAAATATGCCTGACCCGCAGCAAATAACAGAATACGAGTTATTACAGCATGGATAGCTTATACATTGATTTACTGATCACTGACCGCGATTTCACCCTGAATTCAGGCAATGAGCCGGTGCTGTGTGATAACCGGGTATCAATTGCACAGGACTGTGTTCACGCCATTATTGAAAGCGGGCTGGCTACGCAGCTGGTCGGTGAGCGCAGCCCTACATTGCGGGCTGATCTGCGCAATCAGATAGAAATGCTGGTCGAGGATGATGAGCGCATTGTGCTGGGAACGGTCCGGGTCAATGAAGAATCCCCGGTAAAACTGTGGGTAACGGCAGATACCTATGATTTCGGCCGCATCAGTCAGGGAGTGGACTTATGAACAAACCCGATATCGACTATGAAAAAGTGCTGCATGACAGCGGCATGCCGGTTACCGAAGACGAGATCCGGGCGGAGTTTGAACAGACCGTTGCCGATGAAGGGCTGATAACCAATACATCCCGCATGTCTCCGTTCTGGCGGCTGATAACAATCACCGTCATTAAGCCGGTTCTCTGGCTGAAAGAAGCCCTGGTCAATGTGGTGATGCGCAATATGTATCTGGCCACAGCATCCGGTGTCTGGCTGGATATGTTCGCCTGGGGTGTGAACCTGAAACGCAAACCGGCAACCGCAGCTTCCGGGGTGATCCGTTTTTACAAAGCCGCCGGTGCGCCGGTGGTGACGGTACCGAAAGGCACGGTGATTCAGACAGAACGGATTGCCGGTGTAATTTACAGCGTCAGCACCACGGAGGCGGCAGAGATACCGGCGGGAACGCAAAGCGGTTTGATCCCGGTGACAGCAGATGCCCCGGGCGGCGCTCATAACCTCGCGCCGGGATATTTCCGTATTCTGCCGGTTGCCGTGGCCGGAGTTGAACGGGTGCAGAATGAGGACGACTGGCTGACTACGCCGGGCGGGAATGCGGAAAGTGACAATGATTTGCGTGACCGTTGCCGCAACCAGTACAACCTGGTCGGAAACTACCACACGGACGCAGTATACGCGGGCATGATTGCCGGGATTGTCGGCCTGAGCATTGACCGGATTTTCTTTCTGCATGATGCACCGCGCGGTCCGGGCACGGCCAACGCCTATTTGCTGTTAGACAGCGGCGTGATCAGTCAGCCGTTTATCGACAAAGTAAACGATTATGTGACCAATCAGGGGCACCACGGCCACGGTGATGATATGCAGTGCATGCCGATGCCGGAAACCCATCATGATTTGGTGCTGACCCTGTTTGTCGACAATATCGCCAACTTTACCGGCGAGCAGCTGGAACGGCTGAAAAAAGAAACCGGCGACATGGTGCGCTGCGCGTTCCGGGAAAACAGTTTTTATGACGTGAAACAGACATGGCCATACTCACGGTTTTCGTTTTCAAATCTCGGGCGCGAACTTCACCGGGCATTTCCGGATGTTCAGTCGCTGACATTTTCACTCGCGGACATCATCAGTGAACTGAGTGTGCCGCGCCTGAAATCGATCTCTGTGGTGGTGAAAAATGTCTGACTTTCAGGAAAAACTGAAACGGCTGCATCTGCCGTCATGGATGGATAAAGGCGAACCGGCGAAATTACTCGCTGCCCTGCGCCGGTTCTGGTCTGGCGTGTACGGCTGGCTGACATGGCCGTTACAGCAGTTGGACGCGGAAACCTGCACGGAAGGTCTGCTGGCCATTCTGGCGTATCAGCGGGATATTCACCGTTTTAACGGGGAGCCTCTTGATCTGTTCCGCAAGCGGGTGAAGTTTGCGTTTATCAACGCCAAAGATGCCGGGAGCGTGGCCGGGTTTATCGCGATATTTGAGCGCCTCGGCGTGGGGTATATCGAACTGCTGGAGCGCCAGCCGGATATTGACTGGGACGTTATTATCCTGCGGGTAACAGATTCACAAATTGCGAAAAACGAAGACCTGTTACTTAACATCATCCGGCAGTACGGGCGCACCTGTCGGCGCTACAGGTTTGAGGTGATAGTCAGTAACACGCTGAATATGAATGTAGGGCACATTCAGGGTGAATATGTCTGCTATCACGCAAAATTACAGGAGCCTGTTTTATTTATCCGGATCGGCAGCATTGACGCGGAAAGCCGGTTCAGCAGCGCGAAACTTGGAAACAGTCAGGCTGATAACGCCGTGTATCACGCGAAATTATAGGGAAATAATTATGTCATCAGTTATCACAACCGATTTTGAGCGCTGGAAAGCGCAGGAAGCCGCGCTCGGCAAACCCGTTGCGCTGAATGAATTTGTCTTTGCCAATGTGCCGGGGCTTGATCCGTCGAAAGATATCAGCCGTGATGAAAAGCTGCCGCCGGCCGGGCAAATCGTACACCGTCAGGCCGTCAACAAAGCCGGGCTGGCCAGTGAAAACGCCGTGGCCTACAGCGTCACACTCGGCACCGATACGGGTGATTTTGTTTTTAACTGGATTGGCCTGATTAACAAAGAATCCGGCACGCTGGCCATGATTACCCACGCACCGGAGCAGCGTAAAATCAAGACCGTTGACGGCATTCAGGGTAACGTTCTCACCCGCTCTTTCCTGCTGGAATTTAACGGTGCTGCCAAAGAAACCCAAATCACCACATCTGCGGAGACATGGCAGATTGATTTCACTGCCCGTCTGGCCGGTATGGATGAAATCCAGCGGCTGGCCAACCGCGATATTTACGGCGAGGCCGCATTTTTTGGTGATGGTTTCCTTGTCACCAAAGCCGCCGAACAATACCGCGTTACGCCGGGAGTGGCTTACATCGAAGGGCTGCGCGGCACGCTGGAAGAAATCACCACGTTTAATAATCTGCGTGATACCAAAATTTACGCCGATTTCACCTTCCAGGGCAATCTGGTCAGCAAATGGCAAACCTTTGTCAAAGTCACTACGGCTAAAACGCTGGCGCATTATCAGGATGCCGCCGGATTTCAGCATTATGTTGCCGTTATCGCCGAAATAGACCAGAACGGGAATATTACGGATAAGCGGGTAAAAGGTACCGCGATTGATCGTGAGCTGGCGGAGCTGAAAAAAAAGTTGCCGAATACATATCAGCCAATTGGTGACTATCAACCAGCGGGCGATTACCAGCCTGCGGGAAGTTATGCAAAGCCAGGAGATAGTTATACCAAAGTTGAGGCAAATCTTAAATTTCACCCGACCGGTAATTATGCTGACGGCAAGGTATTTAAAGCCCTGCTCGGTGATGGTGCATCAATTTCAGAGCTATCAGGAAAATACTCACTGGCATTAAAGGAAGATGGAACTGTTGCTCTGTACGATATTGTGAATAAGGGATTTGTATGGGCTATAGAACAAGGGAGGCTGGCGAATAGAACGGGCTCGGACACCGGGTTAATCATGAGCCAGAAGGCCACTACCGATGCGCTTAATCTTCTTACTCCGCTGTCATCGTTCACCAGCGGTGCCGGATGGGTCAAGCTTCCTGACGGAACCCTTATACAGCAGGGGACAAATATCTCCGGTCAATTGAAATATCCGACAACTATTCAGTTTCCGGTGCCATTTATATCACCGCCAACAGTCGTGGCCTGCTTTGATAAGGCTAAAAATGACAGTAATGACTGTCCGTCCTTTGCCGCATCACCGGCAGGGGCTGGCCTGACCGCTTTTTATCTGATGAGTTCACGTCCTGTAGGTGGTGAAACTGCCGGAGCTAACTGGATCGCAATAGGAAGATACAAATGAAATATATTTTTGATAAAAAAACACATGCATTTTACCCCGTCGCCCTGAAGCAGGAATATGAAAATGCGGAGATGTGGCCTGAATCCGGTGTCGGGGTTACCGAAGAGGTCTTTGCCTCTTTCCGTAATCCGCCCGAAGGAAAAATGCTGGGTTCGGATAAAAAAGGTAATCCGGTATGGGTTGATATCCCGCCGTTGACACATGAGCAGCATGTTGCTATCTCAGAAACACAAAAACAGGCGCTTATTGCTGAAGCCAACCAGAAAACCCAGCTCTGGCAGACACAATTAATGCTCGACATCATCACCGGTGAGGATAAAGCCAGCCTTAAAGAATGGATGCTGTACGTGCAAAAAGTCCGGGTGGTAGACACCTCAACCGCCCCGGATATCATTTGGCCGGAGAAACCGGAATGAGTGCCCCGCGCTGGCACCGGCAAAACATGAGCATGGCGGCAGATATGCCGCCGATCACCTGTTCAATACTGCCGGTGCACCCGTTTATCTATGGCGTTGGCCAGACCAACGACTCCGGCAGCTATTTAAGCCCGGTCAACGCGGTGAATTATATTGCCGGTAAACTTGCCGGGTCCGGTCAGATTTCGGTACTGGTGCTGATGGTCACCGGCAAAACCTTTGCGGAATTTATGCAGTCACTTTCGGCATTTTCGGCGGTTTTCCCGCTGCCGGTATTTTCTCAGGTTGAACGGATAGCCAGAACGGCGGAAACGCTGGCGACAACAAAAATGCAGCTGCCGGGCAAAATGGCCGGTGGTTTGCCGTTGCCGCAGTCCCTTTCCGCATCAACCAGCCGCATGGCCGGGAATGCGCAGCTGATTGAAGCCGCCAAAGCTGCCGTCGGTAAACCGGCCAGCCCGGACAGCCTGAAATCCGCGCTCTCTGATTTCGGTACCATGAAAGACAACGCTCTGAAACAGATGGGTGACGCACTTGCCGGGCTGCTGGGTAAATCTGCCCCGGTATGGGAGTTTTCCGGAACGGATGATGCCACAGTGCTGGCCGAAAAAATGAAAAAAGACATCCCGGAGCCGGATGCCGTTTACACACTGGCGACCCTGTTCGCCGGTCACGAAATTGATGCATTAACAAGGATGTTAAGCAATGCAGACGATAGTCCTCGCCCTGAACGGCGAAGCGATCCCGCTTAAAAATCTGTCCGTCACGCCGTCTATGATGTTCCAGGACAAAGACCAGTCCGGACAATCATCCAGCACCGCCGTAGCGGAACAGGGCATAAAACCTAAAGAACTCCGGATAACCGGCATTCTGCCGTTCACAGAAAAAAAAGCACTGACACGCCTTTTTGCGCTGGCAGAAGACAAAGACGGCGGCAATCTGAAACGTTACCGGGTGGCTAACATGACGGCCCAGGCAATTAATTTTCGGATCGGAACGTTCACTAACTCCATTGATGCCAGCAAAATAGAAGGTAAACAGGCGTGGCAGATAACATTCACTCTGCGCGAACACCTGTCGGTATCAGAAAAACGCGAGGCCAGGGCAAACGGCAAAGTGGCCGCGAAAAAACAGGGTGCTGCCGCCGGTACCGGTAAAAACGGAAAAGCCGGGACCGGTGCGCAGGAAGAACCGGAAAAACTGACATGGTTTGAGGAAAAAGTCCTGAAGCCAGTCAATGAAATGTTGGCGGACTCAGAATGAAACCTTTATTCAGACTTCAGTTATCCGGTGAAGAAGTTCAGGTCACGGATGTTAATATCATGCTGGAACTCTCTGCCGCCGGCTGGGGATTTATCACCGTCAAAACAGACGCGGATTACGCCGGGAAACTGGTGCGGCTGGATGCCGGTTATCCTGAATTATTGCTGCGCTACTTCACCGGCTATGTGGAACGGGCGCAGCCGTCAGCAAATGGTTTTCAGCGTCTGCTTGTCTGGGAACTGACCGGCGTTTTCGAAAAGCCGTGGCCGTGTTCATTCCAGCACCCGACATTGCGTACTATCACCGACTATCTGCAGAAAGAATCCGGGCTGACGTTTGATGTCCCGGCATCCGGCTATGCTGATAAGCCGATCCCCCATTTCACCCACAACGGCACCGGCTATCTTGCCGATGAGGGACTGATAACCAACACATCCCGCATGTCTCCGTTCTGGCGGCTGATAACAATCACCGTCATTAAACCGGTTCTCTGGCTGAAAGAAGCCCTGGTCAATGTGGTGATGCGCAATATGTATCTGGCCACAGCATCCGGTGTCTGGCTGGATATGTTCGCCTGGGGCGTAAACCTGAAACGTAAACCGGCAACCGCGGCTTCCGGGGTGATCCGTTTTTACAAAACCGCCGGTGCGCCGGTGGTGACGGTACCGAAAGGCACAGTGATTCAGACAGAACGGATTGCCGGTGTGATTTACAGCGTCAGCACCACGGAAGCGGCAGAAATACCGGCGGGAACACAAAGTGGTTTGATCCCGGTAACGGCAGATGCCCCGGGCGGCGCTCATAACCTCGCCCCAGGCTATTTCCGTATTCTGCCGGTTGCCGTGGCCGGAGTTGAGCGGGTACAGAATGAGGACGACTGGCTGACCACGCCGGGCGGGGATGCAGAAAGCGACAATGATTTGCGTGATCGCTGCCGCAATCAGTACAACCTGGTCGGAAACTACCACACGGATGCGGTATACGCGGGCATGATTGCCGGGATTGTCGGCCTGAGTATTGACCGGATTTTCTTTCTGCATGATGCGCCACGCGGTCCGGGAACGGCCAATGCCTATTTACTGCTGGACAGTGGCGTGATCAGTCAGCCGTTTATCGACAAAGTAAACGATTATGTGACCAATCAGGGGCACCACGGACACGGTGATGATATGCAGTGCATGCCGATGCCGGAAACCCATCATGATCTGGTGCTGACCCTGTTTGTGGACAATATCGCCAACTTCACCGCCGAACAGCTGGAAAAACTGAAAAAAGAGACCGGTGACATGGTGCGCTGTGCGTTCCGGGAAAACAGCTTTTATGACGTAAAACAGACATGGCCATACTCGCGGTTTTCGTTTTCAAACCTCGGGCGCGAACTGCACCGGGCATTTCCGGATATTCAGTCGCTGACATTCTCACTCGCTGACATCATCAGTGAACTGAGTGTGCCGCGTCTGAAATCGCTCTCTGTGGTGGTGAAAAATGTCTGACTTTCAGGAAAAACTGAAACGGCTGCACCTGCCGTCATGGATGGATAAAGGCGAACCGGCGAAATTACTCGCCGCACTGCGCCGGTTCTGGTCTGGCGTGTACGGCTGGCTGACATGGCCATTACAGCAACTGGATGCGGAAACCTGCACGGAAGGTCTGCTGGCCATTCTGGCGTATCAGCGGGATATCCACCGTTTTAACGGGGAGCCGCTTGATCTGTTCCGCAAGCGGGTGAAATTTGCGTTTATCAACGCCAAAGATGCCGGGAGCGTGGCCGGTTTTATCGCGATATTTGAGCGCCTCGGCGTGGGCTATGTCGAATTGCTGGAGCGTCAGCCGGATATTGACTGGGATGTCATTATCCTGCGGGTAACAGATTCACAAATCGCGAAAAACGAAGACCTGTTACTGAACATCATCCGGCAGTACGGGCGCACCTGTCGCCGCTACCGGTTTGAGGTGATAGTCAGCAACACACTGAATATGAATGTCGGGCACATTCAGGGTGAATATATCTGCTACCACGCAAAATTACAGGAACCTGTTTTATTTATCCGGATCGGCAGCATTGACGCGGAAAGTCGGTTCAGCAGCGCGAAACTTGAAAATAGTCAGGCTGATAACGCCGTGTATCACGCGAAATTATAGGGAAATAATATGTCATCAGTTATCACAACCGATTTTGAGCGCTGGAAAGCGCAGGAAGCCGCGCTCGGCAAACCCGTTGCGCTGAATGAATTTGTTTTTGCCAATGTGCCGGGGCTTGATCCGTCGAAAGATATCAGCCGTGATGAAAAGCTGCCGCCGGCCGGGCAAATCGTACACCGTCAGGCTGTCAACAAAGCCGGGCTGGCCAGTGAAAACGCGGTTGCCTACAGCGTCACACTCGGTACCGATACGGGTGATTTTGTTTTTAACTGGATTGGCCTGATTAACAAAGAATCCGGCACGCTGGCCATGATTACCCATGCGCCGGAACAGCGCAAAATCAAAACCGTTGACGGCGTTCAGGGTAACGTTCTCACCCGCTCTTTCCTGCTGGAATTTAACGGTGCTGCCAAAGAAACCAAAATCACCACTTCTGCGGAGACATGGCAGATTGATTTTACCGCCCGTCTGGCCGGTATGGATGAAATCCAGCGGCTGGCCAACCGCGATATTTACGGTGCGGCCGCATTTTTCGGTGATGGTTTCCTTGTCACCAAAGCCGCCGAACAATACCGCGTCACGCCGGGAACGGCTTACATCGAAGGTCTGCGTGGCACACTGGAAGAAATCACCGCCTTCAATAATCTGCGTGATACCAAAATTTACGCCGATTTCACCTTCCAGGGCAATCTGGTCAGCAAATGGCAGACCTTTGTCAAAGTCACCACAGCTAAAACGCTGGCGCATTATCAGGATGCCGCCGGGTTTCAGCATTATGTTGCTGTTATCGCCGAAATCGATCAGAACGGGAATATCACGGATAAGCGGGTAAAAGGCACCGCGACTGATCGTGAGCTGGCAGAGCTGAAAGAAGATATTCCGGAGAAATATCAGCCGAAAGGGGATTATCAGCCTGCGGGGAGTTATGCAAAGCCGGGGGATAGTTATACCAAGGTAGAAGCAAATATTAAATTTCAACCATCCGGTAATTACGCTGACGGAAAGGTGTTCAGAGCGCTTTCCGGTGATGGCGCATCTATCTCGGAACTGTCAGGTAAATATACGTTGGCATTAAGAGAAGATGGCACCGTTGTTCTTCATGACGGTATTAATGGTAAGTCTTTGTGGGCTATCGTTGGTGGAGCACTGGCACAGGTAACTGGTTATGACATTGGTGCAATCATGAGCCAGAAAGCCATTACTGACGCGCTTAATCTTCTGACTCCACTGTCATCATTCACCAGTGGTGCCGGTTGGATAAGGTTCCCTGATGGAACCATTATTCAGCAAGGAGTAAATATTGCAGGACAGTTAATGTATCCAACTACTATAAATTTTCCGATACCGTTCACTTCTTATTGCAGAGTTGTGGCTTGCTTTGATAAGGCTAAAAACGATAGCAATGATTGCCCATCATTTGCCACGTCACCGGCAGGCATGGGGCTGGAGGCATTTTATCTGATGAGTTCACGAACAACAGGTGGTGTAAGTGCCGGAGCAAACTGGATAGCGATAGGAAAATAAATATGAAATATATCTTTGATAAAAAAACAAATGCGTTTTATCCGGTAGCGTTACAGCAGGAATATGAAAATGCAGAAATGTGGCCTGAATCCGGTGTCGGGGTTACCGAAGATGTTTTTGCCTATTTCCGGAATCCGCCCGAAGGAAAAATGCTGGGTTCGGATAAACAAGGTAATCCTGTGTGGGTTAATGTTCCGCCACTGACGCATAAGCAGCATGTTGCTATAGCAGAGACACAAAAACAGGCTCTCATTGCCGAAGCCAACCAGAAAACCCAACTCTGGCAGACTCAGTTAATGCTCGACATCATCACCGCTGAAGATAAAGCCAGCCTCACAGAGTGGATGCTGTACGTGCAAAAAGTCCGGGTGGTAGACACCTCAACCGCCCCGGATATCATCTGGCCGGAGAAACCGGAATGAGCATCCCGCGCTGGCACCGGCAAAACATGAGCATGACAGCAGATATGCTGCCGATCACCTGTTCAATACTGCCGGTACACCCGTTTGTGTATGGCGTTGGCCAGACCAACGAATCCGGCAGCTATTTAAGCCCGGTCAACGCGGTGAATTATATCGCCGGAAAACTTGCCGGGTCAGGCCAGATTTCGGTACTGGTGCTGATGGTCACCGGCAAAACCTTTGCGGAATTTATGCAGTCACTTTCGGCATTTTCGGCAGTTTTCCCGCTGCCGGTATTTTCTCAGGTCGAACGGATGGCCAGAACGGCGGAAACGCTGGCAACAACAAAAATGCAGTTGCCGGGCAAAATGGCCGGTGGTTTGCCGTTGCCGCAGTCGCTTTCCACGTCAACCAGCCGCATGGCCGGGAATGCACAGTTGATTGAAGCCGCTAAAGCTGCTGCCGGTAAACCGGTCAGCACGGACAGCCTGAAATCCGCACTCTCTGATTTCGGTACCCTGAAAGATAACGCCCTGAAACAGATGGGGGACGCACTTGCCGGGCTGCTGGGTAAATCTGCCTCTGTATGGGCGTTTTCCGGAACAGATGATGCCACGGTGCTGGCTGAAAAAATGAAAAAAGACATCCCGGAGCCGGATGCCGTTTACACACTGGCGACCCTGTTCGCCGGTCACGAAATTGATGCATTAACAAGGATGTTAAGCAATGCAGACGATAGTCCTCGCCCTGAACGGCGAAGCGATCCCGCTTAAGAATCTGTCGGTCACGCCGTCTATGATGTTCCAGGACAAAGACCAGTCCGGGCAATCATCCAGCACCGCCGTGGCAGAGCAAGGCATAAAACCTAAAGAACTCCGGATAACCGGCATTCTGCCGTTCACGGAATCAAAAGCACTGACCCGCCTTTTTGCGCTGGCAGAAGCCAAAGAAGGTGGCAACCTCAAACGCTACCGCGTGGCCAACATGACGGCCCAGGCAATTAATTTCCGGATCGGTACGTTCACGAACTCCATTGATGCCAGCAAAATCGAAGGTAAACAGGCGTGGCAGATAACATTCACTCTGCGTGAACATCTGTCGGTATCTGAAAAACGCGAGGCCCGGGCAAACGGCAAAGTGGCCGCGAAAAAACAGGGTACTGCCGCCGGTGCCGGTAAAAACGGAAAAGCCGGGACCGGTGCGCAGGAAGAACCGGAAAAACTGACATGGTTTGAGGAAAAAGTCCTGAAACCAGTCAATGAAATGTTGGCGGACTCAGAATGAAACCCTTATTCAGACTTCAGTTATCCGGCGAAGAAGTTCAGGTCACGGACGTTAATATCATGCTGGAACTCTCCGCCGCCGGTCGGGGATTTGTCACCGTCAAAACAGACGCGGATTACGCCGGGAAACTGGTGCGGCTGGATGCTGGTTATCCGGAATTACTGCTGCGCTACTTCACCGGCTATGTGGAGCAGGCGCAGCCGTCAGCAAACGGGTTTCAGCGTCTGCTTGTCCGCGAACTGACCGGCGTTTTTGAAAAGCCGTGGCCGTGTTCATTTCAGCACCCGACATTACGCACTATCACCGACTATCTGCAGAAAGAATCCGGGCTGACATTTGAGGTTCCGGCATCCGGCTATGCTGATAAACCGATCCCCCATTTCACCCACAACGGCACCGGCTATCAATTGCTGGCCAACCTCGGCAATGTGTTCAGTATTCCGGATTACATCTGGCAGCAGCTGCCGGACGGTACCGTATTTGTCGGTAGCTGGCCGGATTCCCTGTTCGCGGAAAAACCGGTTGAGATCCCGAATGAATTTGCCACCGGTCAGGCAGGCGGGAACAGCATGACTATCCCTATGGTGCAGTCACTGCGCCCGGGCGTAAAAGCCAACGGCCAGCGGCTGACAAAAGTTAACCTCAATAACGAGGATATGACACTGACGTGGGAGGTCAGCAGCGCAGTTACCAGGTCCGCAGCCAGAAAGAACCCGGTACAAAACCAGATTGATAGCGCTTATCCGGAACTGTCCGCCGGGCTGCATCTGCCGAAGACAGCCAGAATTGTTTCACACACTGAACCGGTTGCCGCCGGTGATATGTCTGATCCGTACCGACCGCGTTACGCTGTGGATGTGCAGTTGCTGGATGCTGACGGCAAAGAATCCGGCGCACCGGTTTACAGCGCGGTACCACTGCCGTTACCAATGGCCGGAAGTGAAAGCGGCATGTTCCAGTTTCCGCCGGTCGGTACCGTGGTTGAAATCGCCTTTGAGGGCGGACGACAGGATAAGCCGTTTATCCGCCAGACCCTGAGCCAGGGCAATACTCTGCCGGATATTAAGCCGGGGGAGCAGCTGCAACAGCAGCGACAGGAAGTATCACAGCGCATCACCCAGGACGGCAGTTGGCAGCGGCAGACAGACCAGACTATCAGTGAATCTTCCATGCACCGGCAGGTATCCGCAGATTCCGAAAAACGTCAGTTAGTCACCCGTGATACCACTATTCAGGCAACAGATAAAACCGTTGTCCTCGGTACCGCCACACTACTGGCCGGAGCCGTGCAGCAGATAGCAGACGGTGATTACAGCATAGCGGCAAAAGGTAGCCTGGTCGGCAGTGTCGGTAAAAACATGGAGCTGGCCATAACGGAAAATGCCACTATCGGGATCGGACAAAAGTTGATTGAGAAAATTGGCCAGATACGCCAGAGCCTTGCCGGGCAAAAACAGGAAATCATCGCGCCGGTCGTCTGGATAGGCAGTCAGCAAATCAACGTGGCGCAGCTGATGTTAGACACACTCGACGTGGTAAAAGAATTGGCCGAACTCACGGCCGCACACACTCACGCCAACACCGGAACCCCGGACAACGCCGCTGCCATTAATGGCACCGCCACCAAATCGGACGGACTCAAACAAAAATACAGCCCCGTAATAGGCTGACAATCTTCTGATGATATTGCCCGCAGACGCGGGCTTTTTTATGCCTGCAATATAACCGCACCAGAGCCACCACACGCCACGCAACACCCGAGAACACAAACCGCTACCCACAAAAGAGATCACCCGGGCACACAGCGCCTGACGTGCAGAAACCACACGAAGTAATCCATCCGACCACGTAAAACGCACTACACCGCACCCGCCTGCGGTTTTTGGATCAGAAAATTATTTCAGTTTTAAAATTCTTCAAACCAATACGCCAGCCCGCGCCACGGCTGGGGAGTTGCAGATATCCCGCAACTGAAATCTGTGAAAGGTTTTTCAGTTTTTTTCAGTCAGAAGATCTAAAAAAGGATCGCAATAAAAAATCAACGCATTGAAACGAAAGGAAATATTCTATTTTACGTGGGAAAGAAAAGATCACCACAAACGCCGCAGAATTACAAAAAGCCAGGAACGGCGCGGCGTTGCGGGATTTGGAAAACTGAAATCAGTTGTTAGTGTAAGGGTTAGGTTTACCAAGCAGGAATACAAATGTTGTAGTACTGGAACCATCTTCAAATACTGTTTTACGATCTGTTGAGTTTAAAAGTTTCCAGCCAGCAGCTAACAAGTTATTCGCTTCTTCAATGTCAGTTGAATCATAAATTTCAATGTAATCAATAGAATTATCGGACAT